ATACAAATAAGTATGTTTAGATCATGGTGTCGAAAACAGGGGTTTTCGAATAGCTCCAATCTATCACATGTGCTCATGGACGGTGGCCGTCTATCTGTTCCTTTTGATAGGTTGAATGAATTTTATGGCGAATATGTAAAGGCTGTCAAGTCTGGGGAGAAAGTGTGTGTCGTTGAACAAAAGACGGATACGTATAACTTTTTCGTCGATTTAGATTATAAAGATGATGAAGATATACCATTCGATCGGTTAAAGGAATATGTACAAACAATATGCGATCGGGTGACCCATTTTGGTGGGAAAGATGTTCTCGTTTCCGTCGCAGAACCAAAACCACACGGCGATACAATCAAATACGGAATTCACATGAATTGGCCGGGATTCGTAGTCGATCACAGTTCCGCGATGGCGTTACATTCACATATCGTTTCATCGTTATCACTCATGTTTCCCGGGAAACCGTGGGGTGATATTGTCGATACTGCGGTATACGGTGGTGGGAAACGAAACGTGAAAGGGAGTGGATTTCGTATGCCGTGGGCACATAAATATGTAAAGGGTGAATATCAAGGAGAATATATACCTGTACTCAACTATACACACGAAAATGGTAAACTTTCACACGTTTTTGACCGAGAGACAAGTGTAGAAATTATGCACATGGCAACACTTCGAACGGAGAATACAGAGGTTGTGATAGTTGAAGGATCAACGCGAGATGAAGGTTCGTTCACATTAAAAGAAACTAAAAACATTTTTCAAAATGAAGCGGTGACTCGAGACGTTGAACTTTTTATTCAGAAAAATATGGATGGCCAGGGGTGTGCGCTCATCACGAAAATGTTCAGCGATAAGAATTCATACCTCATATCAACCACATCTAAATATTGTGAAAATCTTCAAAGAGACCACGGGTCAAATCACGTATGGTTTCGTATTGAAGGACATGTGATCATACAAAAGTGTTTCTGTACGTGTGAAACGATGAAAGGGCGGCGGTATGGGTTTTGTAAAGATTTTTACGGTAGAAAACACACACTTCCGACCAAAATTTTCGACCAATTGTATCCTAAGGGGTATACACCTCCAATGTTTTCAATACCACAGAATGTGTGTACCCCGTGTCCGGAAGAAAAAAAGGAATCACCTATAGAGTGTAGCGAAAAATTACAAGTTTTCATCAACAAACACATGGTACAGAATGAAAATATACGAGTGAAAAGTGTTACGAAAAAAACTAAAAACATCCAATTGGTAAACACGGACTTGAAATGTTCGATATGTAAAAAAATGAATATACAGTTTAAAATTTCCAAGGATAAAATTGTGCAGGTGTGTGCATGTAAATCACGTGAGCATAAATTATCAGATAAAATAATTGGATTATTGTAGATGTTAGTTTTACTACTATTAGGTACACTCGCATATATCATATCGAAAATAACAAAGACCGATACATCTCTAGATGATCTAAACCGTGTTATAAAGGAAACGCATATATATTCCGGTGTAGATGAAGTAACGTATAAAACATTTTTAGCATTAATTCAAATAGCGAAGGAATACAGGACGCAAGTCAAGTTTTCACAACTGTATCTCGAAAAGGCGTTAAAAAACCTCAATGATCTATCACACATAGACGCGGATATAATGAACAACCTCGCAGGTATATCACATCGTATAGGGTACGAGTTTGAACAAGTACTTATTAAAGTGGCATTTAATCAAAGGGTTGATTTTACACCTAAATACATTTAAAAGAAACGCACACTTTTAAATTATAATGACCGACCAGCCTATTATTCGACGTTCGTCGAGGGTTTCAAAGGCACCCGATCGTATGAAACCTACTGAACATGTATGTATAGATGATTTTGGTGAGAGCGATCATGACACTGATTACGACGTATCAGATGAAGATTTATGTGAATCTGAAACGGATGAAGAGTGTGATGACGATAGTGAGGAAGATGAGGACGGGAACTTGAAAAATTTCGTCGTGGATGACGATGATACGTCAGGTGATGAATGTGAAGCTTAAAAGAGAAGTGTATTAGTATACATATATGGAAACTGAATTAGGAAATCCAATTGAATACAATCCACAAGTTATCAATAAAGAACCTGACGATAGTGAGCCTTTAATTAATCATATACCTCAACATAATCATGAAGAACAGTATTATTACCACCCCCCTCCTGTACAATATGTACAACACCCGTCCCACATGCCACCGGCAGGTAAGGCGTCTGATTTCCTAGCTTCACTCGACAAGTCTGCTTATATTGTTATTTTTGCCGCGTTTATATTAGGTTTCTTTATGGGAAAAACTATGCAACCAGTTATCCTTCGCCACGGGTGACATCCCCCCTACTTCAATGATAGGGTGTGTAGAATCGTATAACGCATCTTTACCTCGACTAGTGATCGTAGTGTGGGTTTCAACACCCCCCTCTACAATTATTTTAGACGCTAACTTTTCTTCGTCGTATGTATCAATTATATTCGTGACTGATAAATTGTGACTAGGTTTTTTATATGTGGATATGTATCCGATGTCCATGTTATTAAAAGTGGATATTTTAATAATATGAAAAGTGTTATAATTTATTTTTCTATATATGCTCCCTCATCCGATTTCAGTTTTGAATTATTTTTTTTATAGTGTGAACTATTTTATTTATTTTCCGAGACACCAAGGAGTATGTCATATTAAAAAAGTTTTTTCTATACAGATTTAGATTCCACTTCTTCGCCAGTGTCTACACTTTCTGTAATTTCTGCATTGGTTTCCGACTCTTCAGGTTCTTCGTCAATCGTAGAAGGAGACATCGCCTTCATGGCGAGGTCCCGTGCTTTTTGTCGTTCCTTAACTTCAGCTGCGACGATCAAATCAGCTTCCTTTACCAACTCTTCCATGGACGCGTCGGGTTTTTCGCGCTTCAGGCGCTCGATAACTTCACCTGGGTGACTAAGAGGAGCTTCATCGACCTTATTGTAATATTGGGAATTCACATCACCGGGTTTGTGAAAGTTTTCCGTACCATCGGTATTCTTAATACCCATCATATCAGTTTTACGCTCATTGAACATCTGCGCAGCCATTGCCTGGTTCTCCCTGTATCCGGTCATGAGTTCTTCGAGTTTGGCGTTCGTGTAATGCGCATCTTCAATCTTAGACGGGTCGGGAGGGATGAGAAGCCATTTATACATGTCAACGACGTAGATATCAAACGTAGGATCTTCTTTTTGGAGACGCTTAGCATGATTGGCAGCTTCGTCGCGCGTGGAAAAAGCTCCTCTAATCTTAACCCCGAATTGGTCATTCTTTTGAGGTGCTTCTGGGCCAACGACAGACATACACGCGAACAATTGCCCGGGAACGGTGGTATAATCTTGCTCTAGAGACATTGTATACTACGTACATTCGTAAACTTTAAGCCATGTAACTTAAGTTGGTATTATAATTAAAGTTTTATAAGCTACTAATATCATGGAAGATTTGAGACGGTTACATAACGATGAGAAGCGCGCGCTCATTGAGAGTGTGTGTCAAAAGGGGGATAGTATCCTAGATGTAGGGTGCGGGTTCGGTGGTGATCTTCAAAAATGGCGTAATGTGGGTGTAAATATTAACATGTGCGAACCTAATTCAGAGGCATTAGCAGAGGCACAGGGACGTGCGAAAACCATGAAAATACGTGTCAATTTTTATCACGGAGATATACACGCGTGTCCGAATAGAAAATACGACGTCATATGCTATAATTTTGCGCTTCACTATATTTTTCAAACGCGAGATCTTTTCATGTCCACTATGAGAGAAATAAAAAAACGCATGAGACCTGGTGGTGTGTTTATAGGTATCATCCCCGATTCAGAACGGATCATATTTAAAACACCTCTACAGGATTCACATGGCAACTTTTTTAAACTAAAGAATACGAGTAATGGTGATTTTGGCGAAAAATTATTTGTACATTTAACCGATACACCGTATTACGCCGATGGCCCTAAATCCGAACCCCTCGCACATAAGGATATACTCATCACACACATGGAGAATAATGGATTTTATATGAAAAAATGGAAATCCCTCAAGGGTAATCAAATATCTGAATTATACAGTAAATTTATATTTGTATATAGAAATGATAGCGCTGATTGTATTATTAATGAGTAGTACTGCGATATTTTTAAATTTCCGGGATGATCCGACGTTAGTAGAAGTCAAGGAAAAATATAAAATATTCAGGGAACATTTGATAACAAACGATGATGAAAAATTTAGAATGTTACACAAGGAAGTGCCATTAATAGCACACAGGGGATCATTTTTAACCGGTATAGGATATAATTCGAATAAAGGTGCCGAAATAGGTATTTGCATTGATGGTACGGTGAATCAAGTCTTCCATGTACTCCTTCATGAACTCACACATTGTACCGTCACAGAGTATTCACATAGTACTGACTTTTGGGACAATTACACGAATTTGAAAAATCAAGCGATCGGTATAGGTATATACAAAAACATAGACGAAGTTACCCCTTTCTGTGGTAAACAGATAGTAGATAAATAATATTTGTTATATATATATGACAGAATTCAATCTCAAACAACCCGGTATGTCCAGGATAGCTGGTGGTCTTTTTATGTGGTTTATCATCATCGCGGGGACTTTCATCACACGTTTTCCGATGCATTATTCGGTAAACATGACCATTTTGACTGCTATAATTCCATTCATGATTTGGTATTTGGCGAATACGAGTTTACTCATAAGTTTGACGGGGGTTAGTGTTGTGATGACACTAGTAATTGCTATATTGTCGTTGGTCACTCTAACTGAAGGCATTAAATGGCAAAAGTTAAAACAAGGTTATGAAAAACTCGGTAGGGCGGGCGCGGAAGACGCGTGGTTACCTACACTAGCAACGATGATCGCGTTAATTTTTGGATTAGGAGTAACCCACCTCTTAACGAGGGGTCGTGTACTTGATATGTATTAAAAATATTTACGAGCGATATAGAAAACAATGGCAGCGACGGCACCCGTGGACCCCAGACCGATAAGACTCCTGTTTCCCTGAGCATTTAAAAACTTAGGCACGGAACTCGCGAGTTTTTCTTGAATCGGTTTGCTGACAGCAACACCGGTTGCCAAAACGACGATGAGAGCTTCGAGCTGGTCATCCGTAAGATCGAACGGGTTCTTGTTTTTCTTTTCCGATTGAGCTTTCTCGTTTGAGGCAGCCATCTGTGCGGGCTGAGGCGCCATCATCACCTGCTGATGCGCCATCTGAATAGCCCTCGGGTCATTGCCCATGAGAGATGATTCGAACGGCTGCTCTTGTGTATTCATCATTACATCGGAAATCGGCGTAGAATCCATATTATCTTTATATTCACTCACATTTTTTTCGGGGTCTTCCGACACGAATGCCGTGGAGCGTGAACCCGCGTCGATTGGAACCATTCCATCACTGTCTTCTGATAAGTTCATAGTATATAAACTATTCTCCATCTGAAGATATACAAGTTTTTTTACATCTATAAATTTCGCATATTTTACATACACAAACTACATGTATCTAAAATATGTTCCAAACGGGGCTCGAACCCGTGACCTTGGCGTTATAAGCACCACGCTCTAACCAACTGAGCTATAAGAACGGTGCAGTCTGACTATTGATTAGTCATCATGTATAACGGTGTGGCTACGCCACATTCAATATATGACATATATCTTTAAGTGTATAAAGAAGATGGTATATGTGTATGTATATGATACAAGAGTACGTAAAAGAAATATACGATACACTGGGACCTGGTTTCAGTGAGCGTGTATATCATAACGCGATCGAAGTTATTCTAAGGGAAAATGGTATAGCGTATGAATCTGAACGTATAATCCCAATTGTATTCCGAGGTCACACTATAGGTAATCTCCGAGCCGATATAATCATAAATAGAACAACAGTCGTTGAGCTTAAAACTGTCAAAAATATAACTGATGTCATGATCTCACAGGCACAGAATTACCTAAAACTTTTGAACCTAGATGAGGCGTATCTGGTCAACTTTCCACCGTCACAGGGTTCGGAAACGGAAGTCATTCGCGTTCTCGCATCTTAGATTGTGGGTATAAATTCCCAATGTAGGTCTTTGCATATATTTTTCCATATAACATCCTGTTGATGTAGTTTCTCTTTTGATTTTAATAATGGAAAATGTTTTAGATATGAATCTTCGCTCAATAATTCACAAAATTTATATAAAACATACGAATAACTCAAAAAGTTTTTGCGTTCTATTGGACAATTATCATCGAATGGTTTTTGAATATCTTTGAACATCATTCGTAATTGTTCTTCGAGTTGGACTGGCATTTTGGGTGGTGTTGATCCACTCAATATATTCGTAATGTATGGTACATGCTCGTAATACTTGTTAAGTTTCAACTTTTTTAACAAGCCGCGTACCTTTGGGTGTGTGATTTCGGTTAGCGTTTTAATCTTCATTTTCTTAAACTCGTTGCGTAATTGCTCTATCACCTCTTTAGGTATAGTAGTCATTTCCTGAGCCTGAAACTGTGACAACCATTCATTGAAATGATTATCTCGTTTATATGAATAATTGACAACCTTTTCAGATGTTTCCTGCTCTTCTTTATACGTGAGTTCTTCACTGATGAGAACCTCGAGTATACAACCACACGAATCACATACTAATTCACTCGTATCATGGAAATGAAAAACGTTACTATCCGGACATCGAGGACACTCGTCGCGACCCGCGCGTTCAATTGTTCTATCTAATGTTTTCTTTTCTACATCTATAAGATAATTCGTGTAAATATCTTTCTTTTGTAAACCGGTCGTCTCTTTACATTTGAAAACGTTATCGGTGTTTACCTTATTTGGTTTATCGTCTTCGATATACTGCTGAATGAATGGCATACATCTAGCAATATAATCAGACATTTCACGTTCGTGTATCTTTTTATCTGATGGATTGTCGTTTATTTTATCAACCCAATCATTTATTCTCTTATTATACCTACTTAAAAAGTTACCTTCCATGTATACCAATGGTGAAAATACTTCGTTCGTTTTTAATTAACACAATCTACATATTTAATAGCATCGTTAAATTCTTTTTTCATAAGCATGATTTCACAGTTGTTAGTAGACAGATTGAATATCGTGTTAATCACGACGCAAAATACGAAACGGATGACCCCTTTTGGGAAAATGAACGTAGTGAAATTGAACCGCATACAGAATATTATATGGCTTCATTGGATATGAATACAAAAATTCCAAAACCCCCCGATGCGGTCGATGAAATTATTATACGTGTAAAATATTGGTACAATAATAAAATTTATAAATACATGACATATAATGTAGATTATGTATGGCCTCCTAAAAAAATGAATAGAATGTCGTTCCATATCCCACTCGTGAACGCGCAATTGTTGGGGTCCGATGGTAAACCGGTAAAAGATATACTCGAAAAAATCAGAAGGTATGCGGGACCATATTCAGATTTTTACGGTGAGAAGATTAAAATCCGTCATATGTTTTATTTTGACAGAAACGTATTGAAATGTATATTCCCTAAAATTAAAATTAAAAATTGTATTGGTGCTATAAAAATAGTTGACACTTGCGAAGGAGACCTCACTGATCTTCAACTACCTTAGTCGCTAAGTAAAAGTTAAGATCTCCCAAATTTGCCACGTTATACTTTAAGATCAGAAATCGGTTATGCTCTTCCTGCATAATCTGTACGGTAGAGCACATACTTGTAGCTTTTGTAAATATATTCATGTATCGAAGGGAATATGTACCAGACATTGGGGAACATTCATCAACGCATTGAATTTCCGTTTCCTGGTCAGCGAAATCACCCCTGCACAGTAAACGTAATACATGTCCACCTCTCGAAATTTCGATTTCATCTCCAATATTAGACATATCTCTACAAATTCTCTGGAAATCAACAGATGGCATCGGTGTGTTTATGGTCATGTGCATCTCGGGAACTTCTATTTGATTTTCGTTGATATCGAGTAGTTTGAGAGCGAACTTTGTAGATGTTTTCTTTTGTTCGCTATGAATTTCGATATTCATAAATTCCTTTGAATTTATAGATATCACAAGAACATCGTTCACTGTAATAGTTTTGAGTAGTTTGTACATGTTGGTCATGTTAACACCACAGTCTACATCATGCTCGCATATATACTCTTCAAAGTTTCCTGCTGGAAGGTACATATCAATGAGAGACGTTCTTGCCGTGTCTAATGTTACAATATATACACCGTCAGGTTTGAAGTATATATTTACATCGTTTAATATATCTTTAAGAACTTCAAATGTAGACTTGATAGCCGCGGCTTGTACGGTGACAAGTTTCATACTCGATTAATCGCGTATTATTCCTTTATGTCACTATATGCACTATCGTCAACCTTGCGACTTATTTTAGCTTCTAATTCTGGGGTCATTGCCGGTTGTAGAGAAATACCATAATCGTCGAGACCGAACATATCTTGTGTAGATTCACCTTCCAGCGTGGATGAACCTATACCCCCAAATCCACACGTCTCTAGTTCCTGTACAGGTAGGAGTGATTCCAGCCAATTGTGTATTTCCTTCCCAACTAGAATTTTGCCATTTTTTGTTAACATCGTAGGAACGCGTGTAATTTTAGACCTGAACTCGGGTGGAATCCCCGCTATAGTGACATTATGATACTGTACAATCTGCTGTAGCTGCTGATGTTTTTTTATAAAATTTATAACCTCAACACTATGCTTGCATTGGGGACTGTATACTAAAAGGGACATCTAATGTAAAATACCAAAAAAATATGAACAATAACGCACGATTTTTTTTGTAATCTATATTAATGTATAATATCATATTGTTATTAATACTAGTTTACCTGATATGTGAACCTAGGGGGGAAAAATATACATACACTGACACTACGAAGCCTATTCATAGAGTTTTATTCGATGACCCAGCACCTAACATTAGTGAATATAGAGAAGTTGGTAAGATAGAGTTGAGTAATGATATAGTAGAGAAATTGGTGCTCGTAACAAATAAGTATATACGCGACAAGGCGGGTATAAATAATTACATCATCGAAACTACGGCTATCAAGCAGTATAAACACAAAACGAAGAACCACACGTTATATCAGTGCATGTTCATGTGTGTAAAAATTGGTGGATATTCATTTGGTTTTTCTATTACATCTAATGTCATACTCGTATCTGGAAATGTCCGTGTTACTGGAATCCAATCACAGCCCATGAATATAAATGAACCTCCGGATAAAACACCCTTCGAAAGTGCGATTAGAGGATCTGAATATATTCATTACGACGATATCAGGAAGAGTGAGTTAGAATCAATCAAAATATAGTCGGAGTAATTATAATGATAAACGTTGATGAGATTTCACATATTGTCAACCATCGAAACCGTATGAAAAAGGAAACATACGTGGAATTATACAAACGAACTACGCGTAAAATACGCCGCGCTGTTGAAACCGGTAATAAGTACGCGATAGTAGAAATACCTATATTTATTGTGGGGTATCCTATGTACGACAGGGTAAAGGCAACATCATACATTAAGCGACAATTGGAAATGGCCGGGTTTGATGTTGTAATAGTAGGTAGTTTCGAATTTCAAATAACGTGGAAAATTAAAAAGGACGTCAAGGTATCGACTTCTACGAGCGATGAGTTTCCTACGCTGATGAATTTAAAAAAGGCAGCGAATCAGTACAGGCGAGATGCGCGAAACGCCTGATAAAAAAAGTTCATATAATCATAAATGGACAACTTGAACATTTTGGTCGAAGCCAAACGCGAATATCTCGAACAGCTCTCTATTCTTATATGCCCAGTGATGATAGACACTTTCGATGCCATGTATCAAGAAGCACATACAATTTCCAAGGGTCGTAAAGTTCTTGTCATGTTTCAGAAACTTTTGAAAGATGTACCCGAATGGAGTGAAACCATGGCGAAACAACACACGGATAATATTGCCGATCGCTGTGCGTGGTTTAAGGATTTGGTAGCGGCAGTCTTTGTGAGTTCTGTTAAAATTCTCTCAGCCGTCCGTTTGAGTGCGATTTCGAAAAAAATGGCTGTTAAATTGCCCACCAATGAAGTGTTCATTCACACGTGCTATAAAAACGCTGCTAAAGACCTTTACAAGGATCCGTATATCTTCAGTGACACACAATCCGAACACACTCGGAATGATAAATTGTATGACAGGTTTAACTTATGCGTTGAAAATACTGTGAAAGAATTAATTCCGGTTCAACAGATTCTACAAACGTACATGTCAGCAGGTGATGACGAGTTCATAGAGGGTCAAGACGCAGACCTCCAACCGGATGATATCGGTGAATATGACGAAAGTGAACCACAGGAGTCCATGGGAGAAGAGGGATTACCGCCGATGGAGCAAGAACAACTTGGGGGAGAAATACCCCACACTGATACACTTATGGATGATGCTCGTGATGATACTCTTCAGGCTGAAATACCAGCAGAAGAGCCATCCACCCCCTTTCAAAATGAATTTAAAACGATCCGTACCAGGGCCCCACCCCCACCCCAACAGGAACAGGAACCCGAAGACTTATTTTCCGACGCAGCAGATACCCGAACTAAAAAACTTGGTTATTAAATATGGACGAGTACCTTAGAGAACCCGCATCCGCGGCGTTGATCGCCGCAGGAGTAACTGCTTTGTACATACATGGAAAAAGTCGCCTCAATGACGAAGGAACCCTCACGACGAGCGCGTACGCAAAACCCGCAGCACTCGTGGGTATTTTAGTATATTTTATCATATCGAATGGTCTCGGTAAGCGCGAAACTATATCATCCGACCCATTCTGATTCACTTAAAGATTAATCTCGTATAGTATATATAACATGACCTCCATCACTGCATTTAATGACATGATGGGACAATTTCTTATGGAATTGCATACGACATTTCCAGAAGAAAAGGGGTTAAAAAAATACATGGCCGCGTTTGAACTCATGCGCGGTGCCAATGGACGACTCATCGTCGATGGCTTTATGGCCAATGTGGGACCCCATGTTGAAAAAATCAATTCGAGAGACGAGTCCTTTTTTATTGAGAATGCGTGTACGATTGATTTCCTAAAAGATATTAACCTTCAGACATGTTGGCCGAAAGCGTCTGAAGGCACCCGTAGTGCCATCTGGCAATATCTACAGACGCTCTACATGCTCGGTATGACGATTACGTCCATTCCATCTGAAACTCTCAGTATGATCGAAAAGGTTGCCAAGCAGTGTGCGGATAAGATGCAGGGTGAAGATGGGGAGACTGATTTCGACGAAGCTAAACTCATGCAATCTATGCAGGGACTTCTCGGCGGTATGTTGAAAAAATAAAACCATATAATATAAATGGCGTCATTGTTTATTGACCCAAAAGAAATTGTAAGAGCTGATAAGGTCACCGAATTCTGGCCAACTAAATTACATACATCAGAAGAACGTGTAAATGCTACAGCCCGGTTTGTTATTTATGCTACGTGTATCTTATATCTTATAAGACGTGATACACGTGTATTTATATTAGGCGGGATGTCACTGGGTGTTCTTTATGTTATGGAAATGTCTAATATGATAAAGGATGGAGAGGCGCATTCAATGTCAGTGAGTGAAGGATACGAAACCGCATGTCAGTTACCAACAGAGGACAACCCTATGGCAAATGTACTCATGTCTGATTTTGATGGGCGCCCGGATAGACCGTCTGCTTGTAACTATGATACTGTACGAGATGATGTGAATAAAATGTTATCGGGTCGTATTCCATACGGTGCTCAAAAATCTCGGTCCCCCATGCCGGAACAGCAGCGCAATGCTTATTCTCGGCAATTTGTTTCAACAGCTGTAACAAATATTCCCGGTGACCAAACCGCATTTGCCGAATGGCTATATGGCGACAAAAATGGTCAGACATGTAGGACAGATGGTTCTTTATGTAGCCCGGATGCGCGTGGTGTTCAATTGGAAGCTTTTGGTGGGTTGGATGCTAATGACGATAAACGGAGTGGTATGACTAGAGGTTCAGGTTTGTCGGCTGGGCATTCAACTTAATTTTCTCACGTAATAATAAATGGCATACCAACTCCAGCCAGGTATGAATTTAGTTGAAAATCCCGCGAGGCCTTCGACGTGTGCGACTGATGAAGTTTTTGTTTATCCTCAGCCCAGTACACTGAATTACGGATCTTCAAGACCCAACACGATGCTTTACGGAACGTCGCCTTACATGGCGGGTAAAGGCGCTCCTGCTCAATATATTGAAACGAGTGACCAGTTGCGCCCCCAGTCTACGAGTCGATTTGGTAAAATACTCACAAAAACACACGAAAGAAATTTATTCCCTCTTCAAGATATGAGTTGCAAACTTCCAATACCTTCGATGGCATACGAACCCGAAAGCACTCGCGCGGATACACAAAATGCTATGTTTGTGACGAGATATCCCACTAAATAAAAATATTTATAAGAAATAAGAATGGCAGATCCTATTTCTATAATAGCTATAGCCGGATTAGCGTACATGGGAAAAAAATTGAGTACCCAGAAAGCTGAAAAGTATGAGATTGTGTCAGAAAGGGTTCAACCTTCTATTTATATTCAGGAAGAAGTTCCCAATATAGCTGCCCCTCGTCCAATTGGTCTTGACAATCTTCCCGATTCTAAAATTGAAACAAATAATTTTGCGGATATCGTACCCAATACAAGAACGAGTGGAGAAGGTGTTTTGGAAATGCGTGAGCGTATGTTCGATAATGGTCGTATGAATAACCTTTCTCCCATCGAAAAACAATATGTCGGTCCCGGTATTGCGGTCGGACCGGAAGTTGCAGCTGCGGGTGGGTTCCAGCAGATTGTACGTGTGAACCCTGAAAATGTAGGAGCGCATCGCCTCACAACTCTACCTGGTAGAAGTGGTCCGGCGCATGACGTGTTTGGTGGACGTCGCGGTAAGATGGGCGACATAGCAAATAACCGACCTGAGAAGACCGCATTCCTTCCCGAGCGACGCCCCGTTGCTGGTGGTAGGGCGCAGGGGTTTGACGGGCACGTGACACGAGGTGAGCACGTAAATGGGAAGCGTTTGACCAATCGTTCTCAAACTGGCGCGCGTGATGATACACTCAATTTCCCTGGTGCTAAACGAGTTGTATCCGGTATGAAAATCGCACAAGATCCCACACGAAACAAGAAGGATGGTAACGTTGAACAATATGGATTTAATAACCAAGTGCAACCTGGTGTGTCGACTTTCGCGCATGGTTATCTCGCGTCGCCCGGTGTTCAGATTGGTGAAGCGCGAACAGTTGGTACAAGTCACACGGTCGAAGAATTATCTAAGTATGGTTTCAGACCCGATGATCGTCGCGGTAAAGCGAACCGTATGGGTAATGCTGGTCGCATGAATGTTCGCGCAGGTGCTCTCAATCAGGGTGGATTACCTACATCGATGCGAGCTGATACGACTCGTGTCGATGGACGCACGGGTCCCATGAGTGGAGGATGGACACAACAATACAAAAATGACATGTACTATAAATTTAACGCATACAAGGGGAACATAAACCCTCGTTCCACGGATCACAGTTTAGGCTTCGCGAAGCAACAGCTTCAGAACAACCCGATAGCTCAGCAAACAATGTAAATAAATAATTATTGAGTAACAACACCCATTAAAATATTATCCATATATTTTAATGAGCGTATACACGTTAGATATAGATAGTAGTGAACGCGATCCTACGATATACCCAGACCCAGGTGATTACGTTATAGAACTTAAAAATCCAATTTACGATATCAGAAAAATTTCACTCGCTTCTGCTCGAATTCATGCGAGTCAATTGTTAATTAACGATCGTAACAATACGTTCACTGTAACAAATACGACAGACACTACTGTGGCTACTGTTACACTAGATAACGGAAACTACAAAGGTACCACGTTGGCAACAGAACTCGCAACGAAACTCACGACCGCAGTGGGTGAACCTGTGACCGTCGTATATGATTCCAATGATAATACACTCAAATTCGACGCGGGGAGTGACGAGTTTCGATTTGATTTCTATGGTGGAACGAACGGGTTTGCGAATGCTACGGCCGGGTATACAACACCACATGATATATTAGGTTTCCCACCGAGCAATGTTGCGTCGATTAGTACGGTGATTACATCAGGAAGTATAAATTTACAAGGACCAGATGCGCTTATATTAAAGCTCAGTAGTGGATCTGAAGAATTTAATAAAACTGTTTATTCTGATACACCCTTTTATACTGGTAGGATACTGATGTGTGGCGACGTGATTAACTATTCGGGAAAAGATGATGTAGTTGAGCATAATTTTGATACAGGGACACAAGCTAGTATATCAAAGTTACGTGTTCAGTTCTTTTACAGTAGTAATAATCAACTCATACCGTATGATTTCAGGAACGCTAATCATATCATTAAACTATCTATTGAATGTTCTCGCGATAAACTATCAGTTATGCCTATCGTGAAAAAGGACGAAATGGACGTTTCGCTACCCCCACCTATGCGTATACCCGAATTTGAAGATCCGAATAGGTGGAATGGTTTCATCTATATATTTCTAATAGTTATCACTGGTATGTTTTTTATTATACTTACCAAACCCAGACGAATTAGCGAGTGATCGCGTACGTAGGAGACTTGGGCTTCACGACACGCTTGGAGATGCGCGAGATCACCATGTAGACGATGACGGAAAGAAGCGTTGTGAAGAGAGCTGTCAGTGTGTAGTTCATACCACCGTTCTTTTGAACCTTGACAACCTGATGGATAGTCCATCGGACCAGGTCCATCCAGGACAGGGCGGCGGCGAAGGAGAAACCAGCCACAACCGAGTTGAGAGACTGAGTCTCGAGTTCGCGGGAGATGGCGATAAGTGTATCAGCGGCGGCGTCGAGAGGCATTTTATATTATACATATATTTTTTATTCTGGTATCAAATCTTCTACAAACAATATTTTTTTATATTTCTCTTGTTGATATCCCCTGATAGTGTCAGGTTTATCTGAATCTGTATCTGTATCTGAGTCTGAATCCGAGTCTGAGTCGAGCTGTTTATATTTAGAGTCTGTCCAACCTTCAGGTGCGGAGCATGCTTCCATTACTATCGATAGCATTTTTTATCATTTCTTCTGACGGATTGGATGGGGACCACCCATCCCATGCGTCATATGCGTCATTTATTTTCGTAAATCTTTCATCATCCCCTGAATAAGGTTCAAACACGGATTCGTCAATTTCATCATCTATAGAGATATCGTCCTCCCCTGAATCGTCACTGTTATATAATTCGGGGCAATAAGTCCCGATTTGCTGTCCCACTGTATGCATGGCGCAATATTTCATACAATATTCCATATCTTTCGCGAGAATGGTATCGCGACCACATGCCTTGGCGTAGTGTCCGGATAACACTATGGCACTTTCTAATACTGGTGTAATAATTTCAATCGCCGATTTGACCATTGGGGAAGATAACTCGTCCGGTTCCATCTTGGATTCTTAATATATTAGTACTAAGTGCGTAAACTCTAAGTTCCCTGTCATTGACTATATCATTGTTCAAAATCATACTTATATTCTGATCTTTAATCACACTGAAATTTCTCTGTCCTGTCGGATACCATCGTTCAGGTTCAAGAGCAAAACTATACGAATAAAATCTCCTGAAGAGTTGCGTTCTTGAGTGGTGAATGCCACTCTGCACGGCGCGTAGGTTTATGACATTCCCTGTAATTTTATCGAGAATGACTTCGTTATCGAGGGTCATTTCTAAACTTACGAGGTTTTCGTAGTTTGTATATCGTACATCGGGTTCGCCTGCGGGAGGGTATACCTGCTTAGGATGGTCATAATCGAATGGGTGAATCGATCTAGACGCGGAACTTTTCTTCATGATCACGAAATAGAGTTCTTTCACGGGGTTTGTAAAGTTGAGTCTACACTTCGTTTCATCGAGTCCGTCCGTAGCGGCGACGGGAATTTGGAACATGTTACGTTGAAGTTGCGTGATGATATAGTCTTGTTTATTAGATTGAAGTTTAATTCGTTCGAGTTCATCTAAGTGTACCATTTCCGTGTGTACAGATATGTCATCAATTTTCAGACTCGATTTATCTAATGTAGGTTTGATTATATTGAATTGACCACCCATTCCAGAGTGGGTACCACAATAATAATATAAGTAGTCTGGAGCATCCATCGGTACGGTGAACGAGTATATTAACGGGACCGCGTCCGCACTGCTCGTCAAAACGAGACCTGCGTCTGCATATACTGCACCTCCCCCGTGTGTTCCATCACTCGTCGTAGAAATGTTGAAAGGGTGAGCAGTATTTGTACCTGATAAAATCGTGAAAAAATACGTACTTCCTCGTTTTATACGAATCGTAGGTCTATCAAACCCGTTAATGTGATACTTGTTCACTTCACTAACCTCCGCTACCGTGATAGTATATGTCGTTCCCGCTGGATTGTATTCCTCGTCAAATGCGAGATGACCGCTGTAAATACAATCTGTAACTTCACTCAGTTTAATTTCAATTTCACATTCTTGTTTCGTGAGTGCGCATAGAGGTATAGCCAATTCTGGGTTGTTATGGAAATAAAACGGTATATCCACTATATACTTTGTAGGGGTCGTCGCATTTCCGAGGTACCCATTTATAGGATTAACACCGAATTCAACCGCAAAACCAGAGTCTTCTTCGGGATACTTACCTATCAGTTTTGATAACGCCGTTTGTTTTGTTTGTGTGATATAATGCTCACTGTATATCTGTAACCAATCGCGGGGGATACGTTGTATGAGTTGCCCTCCGATAACTAAATCTACATGATCAATGATCGCGTGTCCGATTGATTCATTATATCCTCTATAGGCACTCAGAGCTGGGAGATCCACGTGTACCCGTACACCTTTCAATAAATCACCCGCACCCACTGGTATAGTACACTTTACAGTATTACCGTATGCGATTTCACCCCTTACATCGTGTTTTACATCATACACGGCAAAATTTGTATGTTTTTTAAATTGTTTTATAAAGTGTGTATACTCAGGATTTTCTGTAAAAAATACATCCTGGGTACCCGTTATGGCAAGCTGGACCCGACCTGCCATTTCTATTGTTAGATGTTAAAATTTTAAACCCGCTAATCCGCTCTCCACGCGTAAGACGTTATAGTTAACTGCGTACACACTGACATTTATGTTACGTGATTTATCAGCCACCGTCGCTCCTGACGTTGCGGTTGGGATAGTATCGAGTTCTATGTCCAATTTTTTATGGATAATACGACTCATGTTGAGTTGTCCGGTGGGGTAATAGACCTCTGGTTTAAGTGCGAATGAATATGTATAGAATTCATACGCGGGATCTGGACACCCGGTATGATACCGAAGCGCCTGTTGATATGCGAGATACTTGCCACTATGATCGAACACAGTTGCGCCGTTACACTGGAAATCGATATTCTTAATTGTCCGGTGATCCGATCGTTTTGTGTTGGTAGCCGAACCTATCATCCACCCCTTCAAAACACTCGAAAACGATTGGTCTGTTGACGATGCGTTGAGAAGACGATCTTCTGTACTAAAATTACTTCCAATTTCTTCCTTCGCGAGAAACATGAGTTCCTTCACTGGGTTTGTGAATTTCAATAGCACAGATTTTTTGAGTTCTCCCGGTTTAAACTGCACGGTCGATTTCTGTAATTGGGTAATTACGTATTCCATCGGACGTGTGCGTAAAAAGTTCTTCTCGTCTTCTGTGATGAAATAGAAATCAGTTATGAGCGAGGCACTCTTGATAGAACCTTCAGTGGTTTTTTCTCTCGTCACCTGCCCATTTGATGGTATCGTATATTTAAACGATACATCATCATCTAAATCCCTGAACGTTATACGAACTTCTACAGTTTGTTTCGTGAGTGTACACACGGGAACCGCTAAACTAGGGTTCCTATGGAAGTAGAAAGGGAGATTAACATAGAATGTATTATAACCATCTGTAACGGTTAAAGTTTCATTATGACCATTTAAGTAATATAACGTTTGTTTAACATCATCCCTGTTACCGTGTAATTGGTCATACATATAGATATAATCCCCTGTAAGTCTCTCGATAACTTGGCCACCGATTACCAAATCTGCGTACTTTATTATACTTTTACCAAGTGGTATATTGTAATAATACCTCTCATATGGAACACTATCTAAAACATGTGGAGATAGATTTCCGAGTTTTACCTTGAGTGTTACACCTCGTACAAGATCGCCGATGTTCGTTGGTATATGACATTCGACAGAGCGCCCGAATGAAGACTCACCTGTGAACGGTATCTCAACCGCCTCGGTTGAAAAGCGTGTATGCCGTTTATACACGGTGACAAAATATGAGAATTGCGGTTCTCCAGTAAGCCATTGATCCTGGATACCAGTGACAGCAAGTTGTACGCGACCTGCCATTCTTATTACATGTGAGTAAAATTTTATGAATTAAAACGGGGCGGTATTATAGATGGATTTACGTTTACGAAAATTTAATCCTGCATCAATGGCCGACGATAAGGTTCTTGTGTTCATCGGTAAACGTAATACAGGTAAATCTACGTTGGTAACTGACATCCTGTGGCATAAGAAACATTTACCAGCAGGGATTGTATTGTCGGCGACTGAAGAAGGTAACCATTATTATCAACAGTATATACCAGACCTATTCATTTACGGTGATTATGACAGGGAAGCTATAGAACGTGTTATGGATCGTCAGCGGAGATTGGTGGGCGCGGGTAAAAAGAATTGTGGCGCGTTTTTACTTTTAGATGATTGTATGTATGATAATAAATTCATGCGTGATACGTGTATTAGACAGTGCTTTATGAACGGGCGTCATTGGAAGATATTCTTCATGTTGACAATGCAGTACTGTATGGACTTGCCACCGGCACTTCGCGCGAATGTTGATTACGTGTTTATCCTCAGAGAAAACATTATTCAGAACCGTGAAAAGTTGTATAAATCGTTCTTCGGTATCTTCCCTACGTTTGACATGTTCAATAAGGTTATGGATTCGTGTACAGAAAATTACGAGTGTTTGGTTCTAGATAATACATCTAAATCTAATAAAATAGAAGATTGTGTTTTTTGGTACAAGGCGAAGATGCATAAAAACTTCAAAGTTGGTGCACCAGAGTATTGGGCTGAACATAAAAAGTCGTTTAATCCTAAACAGAACGGTAGCAGGATTGATCCTAAGAGTGCGAATGGGCGTAATACACAACTGAAAATTACAAAGACGCGATAATTTTCTACATATATCTCAGATGAGCACTAAGCGTAAAAAAACGAATAAGCCGACGAATATGAACTTTAGCCCAGGTCCTTCAAAGATTGTCAAAAGTTCAAAAGTTGTGCGTACATTACCTACACTACCCCAGGGTGTCGGCATGGCATGTACGAGACCGGGATATATTAGGTACCTTGACGAATTAAGAGCGCGCTTGTCGAACGTGCGTCATGAAGGAAAGCGAATTAATGTAAAGTTTTTAGAATACAGTGATAGCCTAAATCGGGGAGTTGTCTCGAATACGTCGGCACAGATATTAAATCAGAGACCTACCATCGATTTTAAGAATAATGGATCAAATATTCCCAGACTCGACGCGTCAGTGGGAAGTATTCATTATTTTTTAATTAGCATAACTAAGCGTGATAATCCGAATTTGGGACACGCAGTGAACGTCTTAATGGACACAGGTAGATCACAACCACGTATATTGGTATTTGACCCACATGGAAATCGTGCTATGGAGAGGAGCGGTTATGGGAGTATATTCCGAAACCGGATATTACCAAATATGAAAAAGATGTTCGGGAGTGTATTCGATAACACGACCGCGAGATATTACAATGGACCCAATTTACAAGCGAATAATACTCGAGGTGTTTGTACAACATTCCACTTAGACTTCGCACAAGCGATTCCGGCACTGTTAAATGGAACTGCGAATATACAAACGTTTAGCGGTCTAAATTTAAATATGGTTGGTCGTGCAGCTTTTCTAAACAACCCAACACTGGTAGCAACCGTCACGGGTAAACGTATAAATAAAACGAATATAATCACGCCACCAAAACTTACGATGACAATGGGATCGACATTTAAAATATCTAAATCAAGACCCAAATCAAGACCCAAATCGTAGTGTGATATCAAGGTTTAAAGATACGAACATATACGTTGATATAAGATGTCTACATATAGCGTTGAACCTTGTACATTCATTTACCGCGTTTCGTCTCTAGCTAAAGTTGTAGATGGTGACACGATCGACGTCAATATCGATCTTGGGTTTGATGTATGCACCAAACAACGCGTCAGACTTTTAGGTATCGATACCCCGGAGTCGCGCACGTCTGATAAGGAAGAGAAACGGTTTGGTCTACTTTCAAAGAAAAAGCTCAAGGAATGGTGCCTAAAGGCTGTTGCATCTGAAAAGGATGATATTGATATCGAACTCAGGTGTCCGGAAGCTGACTCGCGTGGTAAATTCGGTCGCGTCCTCGGAGAAGTTTGGGTTTCCGAGGATGGGGTATGGACTAACGTGAACAAGTGGTTGGTCGACGAAGGGTATGCTGTACCGTACGGTGCACAGAACAAGTCGGAAGTTGAAGGACTTCACATGATTAACCGTCAAAAGTTGATTGACCGAGGTGATATTGAAGCGTAATTTTTTTATTATTATATATAAATGATTGGCAAACTACTGATACTAATTATTTTAAGTCTACTCATGGCCGCGGTGGTTATGTATTTTACGGAGCCAAAAAGTGAATTTCACGCGAAAGCTAAATTTTTCATGGCTGTCAAGTTGTTTGAAATCCAGAAAATGATCAATCCCGATGCGACGTTGATAAAAACAAAGAAGGAATAATATATTAAAGAATTACAACATAATAAATATAGACGTGCTCTTATAGTGTAGTTGGTTAACACTGTGGACTTTGAATCCACCACCCCAAGTTCAAGTCTTGGTGGGAGCTTACCCTTCCTTAGCTCAGTTGGTAGAGCAATGGACTGTAGTTCCATTTGTCACCTGTTCGAATCAGGTAGGAAGGACACCCGCCCCTGTAGCTCAGTTGGTAGAGCGCTAGCCTTGTAAGCTAGCGGTCGCAGGTTCGAATCCTGTCAGGGGCATCTTCTTTGTATTATATGACATACATCATATACTAAAAAGAAAATATTGATCTTAAAATTATCAACGTCATCGCGCGACGCAAGACTTATCTAAAACTCAATTAAAAGTTATAGTGATATGTATACTAATGATGAATATAGCAAGCTATTTACTTGCACCGGTATCTACACTCGTATGGAAACGCCGGGCGATGAAAAATAATGCATACGTCGCAGACTCACCTCCACCCATCGACACACCAAGTAAGTGGGAATTTGGTAGTTATTGTTGGAAGGTTACTGTTGAAGCTACGAATAAGAAAGCCGGTGATCTTGACAGGACATTTATCGGGTATAGTCAGAATATGGATATCGCAAAGAGGACTGAACTTGCATGCGATAGGCATAAGAAACCTGGAACGGTGTGTGGAGAGGCACAAATGTCCATGAAAGGGGGTGAATGTGATGAAGTTATATTCATGAAGTTAAAAAATGGTTCTAAGTTGGTCAGATTAACATATCTTTAAAATAATTCATATGGGTGTTTATGTATCCATAAATTGCATATCCATTTCTCACCGGAAAGTACGGGTTTACCACCGTGAATTGCCTTCGTGGTTGTATACCCCCAGTCGTTGAGAGTGTTGAATACTAGTACGTCACCCTTATTAAGTTTAAAGTCTTTACCTAGGGTTGGAAATGATGTCTCTCCACCTTCGTAATCATCGTTTAAAGCAATTATACACGTGTATAGACGGGGGTTCTTTTCATTTTCAAATGCATCTTGGTGAGGTTTATAAAAACCACCGGGTTTGTATTTGAGTACCTGTAAAAATTCGGCGTTTATAAATTGTCTATCTGTCAGCGATACACACGTTTCCATCAGTTTCTCAACGGTTTTAGAATCGCGTGGATCTAACCACGCTGTATCACTCTTACGTGTCGTTTCATCTACACCTTTAGCTAATGAGATCGTAGATGGTTTTAATTTGTCAGATGCAAGACTTATGATACGGTCACACGTCTTACTCGTGAAAACGTTGCGTATTACATGCGGTTCCTGATATTTTGGTCTGATGAAGATAGATAAAAGTATAAATGAAATGAGAATAAATATGATCATATATATCTATAAGATTATATTAGAAGGTGTTCGACATCTATATCTCATTCGTATTCGATCAATAACGCCGTTTGTATAAGTAGTCAATTCCATCAATTCATTTAATATTTCATTCTCGATCGTGGTATCCAAAACATATTGTCGCAGCAAATCTCCGACTGTATCCGTGTACATTGTGTAAATGTCCCGTACGTCGTTTATTTTGGAATTATATTTATCTCGAAACTGTAGCTCGCGTTTTAACTCAGTCTCTGTAATCTCATTAAGAATAAATTTCATCCGTAAATGTTTATTGTCTTCATATAAAAATGCGAACCTATATGTATTATCGTAATCTAGTCGAAATAATTCTAAAGAAACTTGTAGGATCATAATAGGCGCGTGTATTTGTAACAATTCGTTATGCGACGGGCGACCACCACATGGGATATCACCGTGCTCTCTCCCACGTTTCTTAAATTCGAAATAGTGTGGATTGTGTATTCGACCAGTTTCTATTCGACCAGTCTTCCAATCGAATGCGACGTGACACTGCGTGCACCATATTTGTGCACATCCTTCTATTTTATAAATCAATACGTTACACGTCGGACAGTGTTTCGTTTCTCGTTTTATAAGTTTCACAGTCTTAACAGTGTCTTTGTTACATTTATGTATCGGTGTCAACTTTTCGTTACACTTATTACAAAAAGATATCTTACATATTCCACAATTCCAGTTTTCATCTAAAAACCCGTTACATTCATTACCGAAACATTTCTGCGTGTAAATATATTCGTTGTTCATATCAGGGTCTATAGTAGACATACCCCTAAGTTCGTCATATATCATTATGATAGCATGTTTCAATTCGTCGCGTAAAAATAATTTAACTTTTTCGGGTATGTCATGTGTATGTTCAATCTGACCCAATATATAGTACAGGTATACATACGAGGTTCGTAAATTTCGTATTTTTAGTTCACGAATGACATGTGGTTGTGTCTCTGGCAGACGCGCCTTTTCGCGTTCGAGTAAAACATTCTCGCGGTGTCTTCTATAGTCTACATTCCTATATACAGACGAACAATACGAATCGACGAGTTCTCTATTGTGTATATTTTTACACCCCATACAATGTGCATCTTCCATAACTGATAATAAATATTTCTGACTACACGAACGACAGGATTTTAAATCACAAAAAGGGCACTCGGCCTTTTTGTGATTTGAATTGTTAATCTTTTCACAACAAACATCACAACATTCCATTGGTTAAAGAATGAATGATGTCTTTAAATGTTTCTATTACGTAAGTTTGTTTTAGGACGGGCCATATTTTTCATAAAGTCCTTGACATAAGCGTCAGATACTTTACCCATGTTCGAGGGTTTAGCGCGCGTTTTTGTAAGTGTTTTAACACTGGACTTGGATGTGGGCTTGGGTGTAGGCTTGGGTGTAGGCTTGGGTGTAAGTGTTTTTTTAGATACAGCACCCGGTCTCTTTTTTTGTGTTTGTTTAGACTTCATAAATGCCTCTGTAGCCTTGCGCATTTTTGCGGACATACTCTCAGTAGATGGAGGTGGGGGTGCCGCCTTTTTTTTAATCGGTTTCGATGCTATTTTTCGTTTTGGGATAAGGTTACCGATGGACACTGCTTCGGTAGTCCGTGTACCCTTAATATATGGGTGAGTAAACAATTTAGTGAATGTTGGTAAGTTCATTTCAGCGTTTTTGTCTGTAGGTTTCTTTAAACGAGCTTCATATATACGGTTACCCGTTACTCCTAGGTATTTACTCGGTAAGACGTCTCGGATAAATTTCAAAGTACTTTCGTCCAGGTATGCCTCACTGTTATATAGACTATTCAAGAAGAAATGTGTATCATACATTTTATTGTTACCCCTATAGACACCGTAAGGTAGCAGGTACTCACCTCTGACATTTATTTCGGGATTTTTTGTAGACGAGTTAAAACTCAATCCAAAATCAATAATACGAACTCTACCATCAGTCGTTACAAAAATATTCCCGAGATGTAGATCATTATGTCTAAATGAAGGACTTTTTTCGTGTAACGTTTTAAGTATTTTTAAAACCTGTCTAACGATTGACTGAATTTTTTTAGGATCTTTTTTCAATTTGGGTAACAATTCTCCAAATGTCCTCCCGTCTAACAATTCGGAATATAACCGATCATCATTTTTACATCGTTCGAGTGCGTACACGTTCGCAGCTGAATTTTCACCAACCAAATTAATGAATTTTTTAGTGAGGTTATGTTCAGCGGTGAGGTTGTCTTTTGATACCTTTAAAGCAAACTTTCTCTTACACGCGTCATTCAAGCACGCCTGATACACAGTACCATGTTCACCCTTACCTATTTCACTAACACCCTTAAACCTATTCATAGTCGTTGAACATGGTGAATTCGCCACCATACGTTTGACTGACGATTTCGTATCAGACATTCTTATATTTTACATAGATTAAAATATATATATGTATTATAAAACATGCTCGCGCTGATTACCCTGCTCATCATAAACTTACGGATTTTCATGACAATGGACAAGAAAAATGCATTCAAATCGTCAACAGAAGAATATATGTCAGAGACTGGCGACTCAGGCGAATGGACTATATACGGGTCCATGGGTTGTGGGTGGACTCGTAAACAGCTTGATTACATGAAGAGTAAGGATAAATCCTTCACTTTTGTAGACTGTGATAACGGAGAATGTGACGGGGTCGAAGGTTTCCCTACGATGGTACACTCTTCTGGGGAAAGGGTTGTCGGGTTTAAGGAAGTTTAAATCCCGCGGACAACTTGAATAGAAATGGAAAGGAGGAGTGCGTCAAGGAACGTGCTCAACGGCTTGAGCACTGAAATGTGCTTACTGAGCGAATTGTTCCACGTGAAACGAAGTACGAATGTACTCACGAGGATCGAGAGAACCATCATCAGGATTTCTGTGAGCGCGTCCTTGTTGCTTTTCGCTTTCATAATATCTTTAATCATTTACTATGTGTACAGATTTTTTTTCTATTGCATATATAATGAGTAAAACTCCCCCTATAAATGGGGCTGAACATACATTCACGAGAAGAAAGTGGGGTGGAAAGGTTGGGAAAAATAACAATAATTGTTATGCGTACGCTATGAATGATTACCAGAGATACCGTGGCTGGAAAAGTCAGCCTGGGGAACGTACTGGATCGACGAGTTCTGGTAAATATGTAGACTGTGGGAAAATACCTAATTTAGTGGTATCAGACAACCCTAAAAAGGTATACATGGTCAATGGTGGTACGAAATGTAAACCATCGTATTACAAGGTTATGTTATTCGTGGCTACATGTAAAAAAAGTAATTATTTATGTCAAGGTGATTTTCATTTTTATAAGCAGCATAGTAAGACTGAATATAAAGTGAAAAAGGGTGATACACATGAGAGTATCGCTACATTTTTCAAGGTACCCACGCTACGCGTTAAGCGTGCAGCGCTTGTATTACAACCGGGTAGGGTGATCACGTTTAAGGCTGAGTTTTTCAGTCATAAGCGTGGGTGGGCTACAGGACCCCTTGTCGTGGGTGCATCTGGTAAACTGATTACAGATCCTAGAAAGATATCCAGGAATTACGCTGGATTGAATTACGACAGGTATTGTAGTTCATTCTGTGTTAAGAATAAGGGTATTAAGGTTGGACATACTCACCCCAAAATCAGAAAGTAAACTTTCCAATTCGTCTGTGCTGTCTACATCAAAAAATGCATCCAACGTGTCAAATATATAGGCGTCATCTACTTGAGTGACCACGTTAGAGTCGTGAATTAAATTTTGTATAGTAACAGTTACTCTGAAATTACTTCCATCGAAAATTTTCCTGCATACTGGGCATGTTTGTTTACCCCTAGATTTCCAGTCCTCTATACAGTGAGAGTGAAATACATGACCACACCGAAGTGCTGGGTTTTGTCTTGTTTCTCTCACTGGATTGAGACATATTGCACATGTTGTGCACTCTGATGAAAAGCCCATATAGTTGCTATGACTTTATTTTTCTACTTTTTACTCAGTTAATTGCGGACAAGTCTAGTGTTGAGTCGCATAATCCACACGGACTTCCATCGTTCGCGGGTGGGGGGGTTTGGTGGAGTTCGGGTCCCTTCTGTTGAAGCAATTTACGGAAAGAGTAGTTATCTTCGGGGGCGATACCGTGTTTGGTCTTCAAATAGTTATCGTAGAGCATTGACGAGTTGTTGATTGTATGACACCTGCCATCGGCCATACCGAGTCGCTGAGACATTTATATTACAATTAGAAATTAATTTGTCTATTCGTGATCGTATTGGTCCAACTTTCGAACCCAAGTTTCCGAACCCTTTCAATCACCTTATCTATTTTATACCCAAAATATTCGTCAAATTTATCACAAATTTGCGTTTCAGATACCCTGATGTCTGGACATTCATTTATATGCTGATTGATAATGTTATACGCGAATACGATTTCTTTGAGAGTTTCTGCACCCGTAATGATAATTTTTCCAGTCCCAAAAATGCTCGTAGTAATCTCTTTCATGTCTTCGGCTGGTTTAAATTTAATTTTAACTGCAGAATATCGATCGGGTTCAAATGAAACCTTGAAAACGCTCGAATAGTTTTCAAAATGTTGTGTCGTTTTCATAAGGTTAATGTTATAGTTCAAACTGAAATTTGAGTTGATCATCACGACACGAAACGTATTAGCTGGTGGTATAATATCCTTATCAAATGACTGTAGGATATAGACAAGCCCGGCGATGATATAGGTACAATTGAATATATCCTCACAGCCTGCCACCTGAATACTTCCATTCGGGAAAATTTTTATTGATTTTGTACTGTGCCCGTCATCGTACGTGAGTGTTATCTGATTGTAGAACGTAGTCGGTTTAATACTCCAAATGATCGGTGTATTGTCGACAGTCTCCCTGTGTAGTTTGATATCCTTGATTTCCTCAAACACTGTACGAATTTCGTTCACGTTTATTTGTTTAGAAAACGACGAGATCATCGTGATTGTAGTTAGTTTGATACGGGACGGTCGAACGCGTTCTGGTATCGCGTTTCTAAACTCATCCTGTGTGAGGATATACGAAAACGTATTGTTTGCTATTGACGAAAACATTTGATTTCGGGAGTATTAAAGAATGACTTAAGTTGAAAAAAGTATTCTGTAAATGTAGAATGCCGTGTCAAAAATGCAGAAAGAAATGTGGTGTTCCAATCGATTGTAAGTATTGTTCGGGACACTACTGTTCAGGATGTATTCAATTGGAAAAACATGATTGTCAAGGGTATGATGTTAAAAAGAAAGAGTACTTAAACAATTTAGAGAAACAATTAGAGTTTAAACCAGAATGCAAATATGCCTTCCTTCGTTAAACGTGCATCAGTTTTCACGAATAAAAGGGGTATAAAGTGTGTCGAAGTTAAATATTCTCGGTACATCGATGGAAAGGGATACGTGATTATACCTGGGTACTTTGAAACTGATGCAATTGGGGGTTGGACCTTGATAAAACCGATAGACGGTGAGAACCGCTATGACGATTTTCTGAATACGATGGTGAAGAAGACGATCACAACCAGAAGGCAGATGGTACTGATCGAATTGGATAATGTACTGTGTTCCAACTATAATGTATATTCGCTCATACGTATATTGAATACGATACGAATTATAGACCCTACATTTATTCCACCATTTATTAACATCACATGTGCGTGGCAGAAAGTGTATATACGTGAATTTTGCCTTAAAACATTTCCGGAAGTTATTCACAATTGTCGCAGCGACAGGCGCCTCGACGCACTATTTAACGTCTTACAGATGATAGAACAAGGATTGTAACAACGATTAACGCAATTGTAAATAAATCCAACGTTTTCATATTCTTCACTACGTTCTTAACACTTTGTATAACCGGCTCAACACTCAATAAACTACTGTCATCCACCCCCATATCTATATTTCTTCCTGGAATGAGAGGTCTAGATATCCTGCATTCAACATTAGACGGACGACACGTGTCAATCACTTTATCCCCAGATGTTATCCCGGTTTCACATATATATGTGTTATCGTTCCACAAATTTGCTTCACTCTCTACAGGTTCTTCAAATTCCTCAAATGGGTGAGGTTTACCTATAGCCCCTGGTAATGAAAATGTACGCTGGACATATGGATTTATTTTATTAATACTATCTTCATCGCTAAGCATATACTTGCTCATTTATAGTATCATGAGATATATTTTTTGTGTGTCATTTTTTTACCGTGTTCCATCCACATCTGATCTAGGTCAACATCTAACATGTGTGCTAACTGGAATAGATAACTGAAAACATCACCCATCTCCATCATAATATCGATACCTCGTTCCTTTTTGATATTAGTTTTTTTGAACATCTTTTTAGACTGACGTATAGCGGATGCGAGTTCGCCAAATTCTTCTGTGAGTAAAAGCCACACTGTGTTAATTTCTGCACGGTCCCATCCTTTCGCCTTGCATATTTTCTCCGTTTCACTCTTATAATAGTTTAATGACGCCATCTTATATGGTAAACACACTATACCTTTATACACCTATCTTATCATTCTTATCAATCTTAAGACCAAACGTACTTGTGTTTGCAGGTGCGATAGGTGGTACTGCCATCGTGTCTATGTCACGGATATAACCCATGTATTGTGCAACTCCAGACTGGACTTGCGAGAGGGCGGTTTTGATTACGACACCGTTCATAAACTTAACCTGTTCGTTAATCCTGGTCCTGTGGTTGCTTGCATTATTGATGAACACGCTACGCATGATGGCGTACAAATCATCGGGGTTTTGGTAATCGATTGATACACCCGTTTTATTCTTAAACGTCTGGCGGATCGCTTTCTGGAGTAAGTTGCGATTGAATTCGGAAAAAAACAACGTGTTGAGTGGGGTGGCCGTCTGTTTCATAGAATTTAAATGAAGAGCGTCGCACATTTAATATAATCCAGGAAAAAAAGTATGTGTAAAGTATAAATGATAGCCGCTGCTGATTTCGATGAAGCGTATGCCACCCAATCGTGTGAATACAAAAAACCAGAATGCACCGCCCCGGGGTGTTTTATAGGTTCTTACCCACCCATATCCAAGGCGGGTGAAGAAGGTCCCTTTTTCGTGAATACAAGTTTTCTTCAGCCCAATAGGTATGCTGAGACAGTGGGACCTGTACCGATTCGAAGTGAAGACTTCAAATGTAATTAAAAAGTAGAGTAGTATTATTTATATAGTATGAAAGTTATTAAACGTTCCGGTCATGTTGAAGACGTAAAATTTGATAAGGTCACCAACAGGATCACAAAACTCATGAGTGATCCATATGATCTCTCTACCGGTGTGGATGCATCTATGATTGCACAACAGGTATTTTCTTCGATGCACGATGGTATAACTACACAGGAAATAGACACACTTTCAGCTGAAATTTGTATTGGTATGATTACGAAAGATACCGATTACGAAGTTCTTGCGACGCGTATCATCGCGAGTAACATTCAAAAAATCGCCCCCAGTAATTTCCATATCGCGATGAAAAAATTAAATAAAGCTGGTATAATTACCGATGAAGTTGTAGGTGTTGCTAATCGTGTAAAAGATAGCATCGCCTCGAACCGCGATTTCACATTTGGCTATTTTGGTTTGAAAACGTTAGAGAAGTCGTATCTACAGAGAATGGATGGAAAGCTCATGGAAACGCCGCAGTACATGTTCATGCGCGTCGCTATCGGAATTCACGGCCATGATGAAGAGAGTGTACTGGAGACATATCACCACATGTCGTTAGGTAATTTCATCCATGCCACGCCCACTCTATTCAATTCTGGGACACCCCGGCCTCAGATGTCATCATGTTTCCTGATTGCGAATAAGGGTGACTCCATCGACGGTATTTACGGTACGCTCACCGAATGTGCACAAATTTCTAAATGGGCTGGTGGTATCGGTCTGCATATTCATGATGTTCGTGCGAATAAGTCGAAAATTCGTGGTACGAATGGACAAGCGGATGGGATCATTCCCATGTTGAGGGTGTTCAATGCAACTGCACGGTATGTCAATCAAGCTGGTAGACGCAAAGGATCCATTGCTATCTATATTGAACCCTGGCACGCTGATATCATGGAATTTCTCGAATTACGCCTTAACCAGGGTGATGAAGAGTCTCGGTGCCGTGATCTATTTTCAGCCATGTGGATCCCTGATCTATTCATGAAGCGAGTTGAAGAGAACGGTGAATGGTCTCTTTTCTGTCCCGATACCGCCGCTGGCCTGTCTGATGTGTACGGTGATGCGTTTGAAGAACTCTATACAAAGTACGAACGTGAGGGTTTGGCGATTAAGACTATTCCAGCCCTTGAGGTATGGAAGTCTATTATCAAATCACAGAGTGAGACTGGTACACCTTATATGTTATATAAAGATGCATGTAATTCCAAGTCGAACCAAAAAAATCTAGGGACGATTAAATCGTCTAACTTGTGCACTGAAATCATCGAGCACACAAACCCCGACGAAACGGCGGTATGCAATCTTGCTTCTATCGCACTTCCCAAGTACGTGAACGGGACTGAATACAATTACGAGGAGCTTCACCGGGTTACTAAAATCGTGACAAAGAATTTGAACCGTGTCATCGACCGCACGTTTTACCCGGTTAACACCGCAAAAACCTCTAACATGCGTCATCGTCCCATTGGCCTAGGTGTACAGGGGTTAGCTGACGTGTTTTCCATGTTACGCATCCCATTTGAAAGTGAAGAAGCGAAGGTAATCAATGCAAATATTTTCGAAACCATTTATCATGCTGCACTGGAATCCAGCTGCGAACTCGCGGATAAGAATGGTTCGTATGAAACATTCGACGGGAGCCCTACGTCTAAGGGTATTTTACAGTTTGATATGTGGGAGACGAACGATACGACGCGTCCCCATTCCGGTATGTACGACTGGGACGCCATGCGTGAGCGTGTGAAAAAGGGTTTGTACAATTCTCTTCTAGTCGCACCTATGCCCACTGCGAGTACGGCTCAAATTTTAGGTAATAACGAGTGTTTTGAACCGTGGACTACGAATATATATCTTCGTAGAACTCTTGCAGGTGAATTCGTTGTCGTAAACAAACATCTAATTGAGGACCTCAAGAAGGTGAATATGTGGTCAAAGGATATGAAAGATCTGATGGTAAAGGCTGGTGGCTCGATCCAAAATATCACCGATATCCCCGACGATGTCAAGGCGTTATATAAGACTGTATGGGAAATTAGCCAGAAAACCATCATAGATATGGCCCGTGATAGGGGGCGATACATAGACCAGTCGCAGAGTATGAATTTATTTATTGAGAACCCTACACTTTCTAAATTGTCATCGATGCACATGTATGCTTGGAAATCTGGTCTCAAAACTGGTATGTATTACCTGCGTAGTAAAGCGAAGGCTCGTCCTATTCAATACAGCCTTGAAGCTGAGTGTACGGCATGCTCGGCTTAAAGTTTTGAATGTATGAATGATTAGATGGCTAAATTCCACACTTTTATAAATGACCTGGATATTCTAGAATATGATGGACGTAAAATATCTCTGTGTACGAATGAGGGCAAGCCTGCACGCATTCAATTACCGAGAATGTATATGCCTTTCGGTATGTCAGGTTTCACGCCGGTAGTCGGCAACACCAAGTGGAACGTAGACTTTTCATTGAAGGGATACGACGAGGAAGAAAACTACATAAAATCTTTCTATGAAACCATGCTACAGATCGAAACTCGTATCATTGAGAACGTGGCAAAACAGAGTATGGATATATTTAAGAAGGAAATGAGTGTTGAAGAACTTCGTCCAATGTTTAATTCAAATCTCAAGTATTCTGAGGGTCGGGAGCCTAAATTCCGGGTTAAAGTTGATATGAGTGGTGCTGGTGCGATCAAAACTGGTGTGTTCAATAGCGAAAAACAGCATCTAAAGGACGAAATCGTTGACAAATTGTACGCGAGAAATTCTGGGGTTGGGATAGCTGAAATGTGTAGCGTGTACTTTCTAAACAGGCAATTCGGTGTTACGTGGAAGTTGCATCAACTTGTTGTGCATGAGCCACAACAACTTAAGGGGTTTCAATTCGTCTTGTAAGTCTATTTACCTTCTAATAAAATTTTAAAAATCATCTGTGCTTCTTTTAACAATCTACCTTTTACTATACCATAATCATTTGGGTCTATTTTCAGCTTGATTTTTGCTACGCGGACCGCTTCGTCCCACTTAGCAAGTGTCATTGTATTCTAATATATCACTTCATTTTTTTTACGAGCGTTTTATACTTCTTAGTACCCTTCCTGGGGGCGAGCTTGAACTCACCCTTCTTGACAGGCTTGAAAACCTTGACCATCGCCTTTTTACCCTCATCCTTCATACGCTTCCTGGCCGCAGCGACGGCAGCCCTGCTTTTGATATTCCCGTATTTGTCCTGGACGAGATCCTTTTTCGTGAGGCCACCTGTCGTTTGCGCCGCCGCACCGTGGAAAACTTCCGCTCGAGAACCTTCTGTTGTGAGATACATGTTTATATACTATATCACCGGAAAATTTTCCTGATAGCATCGATTGATTTTTCGCGTTTACTAGGGATTTGACACTCTATACGCTTGTCGTTAAGTACATCCGCACATAATACAGATTTATGTCCTTGGAGTGAAATCATTGCCAAATCTACACTTTGAAAACGTTGCGTGTCGTTATATGTAAACTTCTTTACGTAGACTTCCTTCGTCTGACCAGACCTGTGACAGCGACCAATCGCCTGTAGTTCTGTAGATGGATTCCACGATGGTGCCATTATATACACGCGGGTAGCACATTGTACATTCAGACCAACTCCACCACATTTAATTTGAATTACGAGTAGACTACCTTGGGATGCGCGTTTAAACTCCTCTAGACGCGTGTGCCTTTCATCTTTATTGATAGATCCATCGATCCTATATGTTTTCCCTTCAAATAGAGAGCAAATTTTATCCATTTCACCCTTGTATTGACAGAATACAACGGATTTCTCATCTGGGTGTGTATTTACATACTTGTATAAAGTATCCATCTTATTTGAACCCGTTTTCCATGTCGTTTTTTCCCGTTCTTCCTTCTTCGCGACACCGTCTAGGTATAATTGCGGCCATATCATAACCTGCCTGACGCGTAAGAGACATTCTAAAATGTGCATATTTCTTGACACCTGACTAATCGATGTACGCATGATATCACGAATTCGTTCCTGTGCGTCTAAGAAAGCCTCTTCATATAATATTTTTTCATCTTCATACATATCCAATTCAACGTTTTCAAAGTGGCAATATGGAATGTTGAGTATACCATCAGCCTTTGTTCTTCGAAGAATGTAAATATCCTTGATATCCTTGTGCATTGCCTGGACCGTGTTTTTAGAAAACCCGATAAACATACACAGGGATACAAAATCTTCCATTGAATTGAATACAGGTGTACCTGTTACCGCCCATTGAATTTCGGATTTAAGTTTGATAACCGATTTAAATGTACGCGTCTGTCTGTTACGAATTTCATGCGCTTCGTCGAGAACGACGCGGTTCCATTTAATACCGTGGATAAGGGTTGTCTTACTATAGAGCATACTGTAAGGACATACCACTATATCAGCCTTCGTGAAATCATTCACGTTTTTAGTCCTATCGGGACCGTCGTATATTAGAACAGAGAGACCGGGTGCAAATTTTGCGATCTCTATACTCCACTGCGTGACGATTGTCTTGGGTACGACAATCAAGGTTCGTGGCTTGGGATTGCTCAGTATAGTTGAGATGATTTGAATGGTCTTACCCAGCCCCATTTCATCGCATAGAAACCCACCCTTGGGTCCTGTTTTTTGTTTTTCCATTGCGAGCATCCAATTGACGCCATCTTCTTGGTATGGGGTGTATAATGTACCGTTTAGTCTGTATCTGTCCATGGCTTGATGGAAAACTGAATAATGTACATCGACTTAGGTCATTTATAGTACTTTAGCGAATGTGCTGCCATGAGTACGTAAAATAATATGATAAGTGTTTCAGATTCTACGAATATTTCTGCGACTGATTTCATATACTGTACCGATACATCGGATGTGTTTGTAAAATCTACAACATAGGGTATCACTCTACTCATACGAGGCATACGATTACGTTTGACGAGATGGGTAGTACGTTTACTTACAATTAAACTAACACGAGCTACGCGTTGGATATTACCGTTCATACTAGTCGCTACAATATTTATCATCCGGGTCTGACGCCACTTCACAAACGTACACCTTCTCCTTTATGATGCGTTTCTTTCTCTCTTTCGGTTTTGGGAGTTCGTCTATATGCTCTCTAAAATACAAGACTTTATCCCAAAATTCTCGCATTATCGGAAGATACGTTTTCCACCATTCGCGGTCACGTTTAACATTGACAACGTCGAACTCCTCTGGTTTTGGCCAATTCGTGGCGGCGGGTTTGTATTGGATGAAATCAGCCTCTTCGAGATCGAGAATTTCCATACAGAGTTGTAACTGTGGCATATAATGCTCAGGTACCTCCCCTGGTATAATCTGTCTCTGTGGGGGGCATTTGATTTCGATGAGTTTCCCCGAGTCGGAAACACCGTCGGGACTTCCGCCTAACCACGTCTCAACTGGATGACCACACAACCCAATTTCATGTACAACTTCATTGTATCTCTGTTCATAAAGAATGCGGGCTTCATCTTCATACAATTCACCGTGCCGCGTGGCATCATTTCCGAAGAAGGGTACACCCAATCCACATTTTTTTAGTAGAAGACCGTCCGGCGTTTCATACTTATTTTTTCCAATCGCAGTTGCAGCATCACTTGCGGTGAGCATGGTTTTTCGCTGGTTTAACCACTCTTCCGACTTCTGTGGTGCATACTCCTTCTCCAGTAGAGCCTTGACTTTCGTGTCCATTAATTAATTGTTGCTCTAAACGTTTAAGTGTTAACCTGATATGTTTACTAGAATAAATGGTCCCCTTTTCTTTTTTGTCGTTCTTTGTTACTCTCTTTTTATGGGAATAATTATCGTAACTCATCGAACTATACTTATTAATGTACGCACGGTGACTTAGGTGGATAAAAAAAGGCTCGCGCGGCATTCTGTTCCGCTTGTTTTTTATTTTTAGCGTACCCACTTCCCAAGCACACGCCACCCACGATTACATTTATATAGAAAATTCCATTTTCGTGATTTCCAATTGAATATACAGGTAAGTCTAATGCATTCGTCTGACAATACCGCATGAGGTGATCTTTGAAATTATCATCGATCATGATAGATTGAAGGTTTATATACTCTGGGTTATTATAGATACGAAGAATAAACTCCTTTGCGTGTAATAAACCCATATCCATATAAATCGCACCTATGAGCGCCTCGAACACATCTTCTAAAATCTTCGGGTTGTGAAACCACTTGTTACGCATACCCTTTTCATCCATTCTGATCCATTTATAAAGTTCAAGTTTTGACGATATGGCAGCCAATGTTTCACCCCGTACAAGCTTAGTGCGAGCCTTGGTTAAGAACCCTTCCTGGCGTGTCTCATACTTATCATATAAGAACTTCGTAATAACAAACCCCAGTACCGAATCACCAATGAATTCGAGTGTCTCAAATGATCCGGATAACTCGTCGTCCTCCTTTAACGCCGATTTATGGGTAAACGCTTTTTGGTACAAATCTATATTTGATATTCTTGTACCAACAAGGGTTTCGATAGTTAATCTATCTATAATAGTCATGTTTTTATATGTTGTTATTTTTTTAAGCTTCAACCTTTGTGTAGTGAGGGCTCAAGAACTTCTGGAGGTTCAGGAACGTCACTTGAACGTCCGTGGGGGGTTCCAGCAAATCGCGAAGCTTCTTGTCAAGAACGAGGATACGACCGTTGTCAGGGTGCTTGAGATTGTTCGCCTTCACGTACTCGTTGATGGAGCGAGTGACAGTACTGCGCGAAACAAGCTTACCTTCAGGGAGATCCAGGAAGACGCGAAGCTTCTCCGAAATCTTCTGTTCCCTGTTGAAACCGTTGTTCTTAGCACGGTTGGCAGACTTTTCACCAGTGGGATCGTCCTGCTTAGCCTTGATCTTTCGCACAATCTTAGTGAGCGACTTAAGTTCATTACGGAAGGCGGTAATTTCAGTGAGAACGGTTTCAATAGACATTGTATATAGTTTATGTCGATCGTCTTTAAGTGTATGTATATTCGTGTAAAAAATATTATATATATTAATGGATGTTAAACTCTATTCGAAACCTGCAATTGATAAGTACATGAACGACAATCTTTTTTTCAATGACGATAAATTGAAAAAATACTATCTCAGGGATGAAGCGAGGGACCTTGGAAAATTCAGGAAACGAATAAAAGATAAGTTTTCAACTAAATCATTCGATAAGTTTGTATATGTATGTGTGACCGATATCACACGTGATATCATACTTACAACGATAGGTGAGCTCAGTGAATTCATGAAAAGTATGGGGGACCTGATTGTGAGTGGTGGTGAGGCGTTTAACATGTACATGCCATATGATAAGAGAGTCGTGACTACCGACATCGATGCCAAGTTTGTTCCCAGAATAACCTATGATGCAAAATATTTTGGTAAGCTCCAGGCTATTAAACTGATCATGTGGGATAAACTCGGACAAATTGCACAGAGACTAAATACCCGCATCAAGGCGCGTATTTTGACGATAGATAGGAAAGTTTTGAAATACCTTGGTATAGGGTTTAAACAGGATGGACCATATGTAACGCGTAGGTATACGCTCATAAAGAAAAAAAAGGCTCGGACCAATAACAAACCAGCGAAAGGTGACGTATTTATAGACGTCGAGTTATTTGCATTAGATTTGAACCTACGAGTATTCTCACCGGAGAAAGGTAAGATAGATAATATCGTACTAGGTGGTTTGTTGGATATACCGTATATGCGCCCCCGGGAGTTTGGGTATGACGTTATTCGAACACTCAAGAAAGGTGTTACATATAGAAACGTGACGACAAATAAATTGATTATTAATAAGAAAATATATGTCGCGAGTAAGGAATTTTTGATAGATGATATTTATTTGATGCATACATTGAAACTTCGACCCGAAAAAAGGGAGAAGGATCGTCAACGCCTTTTAAGACTCGCGCAAATGTTTGATAAACGTATTAAATCCACGGATTCAATTGAGGCTATTTTTAAACGCGTCAAATCTAAATTGACACGTGTATACACTTCAAAGGTTACGAAGCGTCGAGATGTTTCCATGAAGAATGCACTTCAGGTAAACCCACAAAAGTATGCAAAATATACGACGGAACCTTCGAGAGAGAAGTTATCTAAGCAGATTGTCCATGGCGTTAACCCAGTTACAAAAAATGCAACTGTCGAAGGGTACGAACGTTCGAACGGTAATCAAAGGTTTAATTTAAACACACTCAGGTGGAAACGTAATAATACGAATGCGTATACCGGTAATGGATTTGCATTACGCCCTGTCGAGCATAAGCCAATACCAAGGGACTTAAATGTACAGGCTACGTTATATGGGTTCAAACCGAGAAGAGATGGATGGGTACCTAAACCTCTCCTCCAACGTTCTGCAGCTATACCCTTTATTGGTTTAAAGAATTGATACGTATATCATACACAAATGATCTACGACACTATTGCCAAAGGTGACGATGGACTTTACCATGTACATGCGTTCACTGACGAACATAAACGATGCTTCGTTAGACTTGACGATGTGGTAATCACTGATGCGACTGGTGACATTACATTCGATGTCAACGCGTCCACTGCAATCGACGAAATTCACGAGTCTAACATTCAGAACGCGATTGAAAATGGTGAATCGTGGTTTGGTAAGAAAGTTTCGGAAAAAACTATCAGATCCGCCTACATTCGCGACGAAGCACTCACAGCAGAATGCATTGACCAGACGAAGATTTTTGGGTCTGATAAGGAACTCCTTGACAGGGAAGCCCTTGTGGTCGATTCCAAGTGTTCGGTACTTTTGGAATTTAATGGAATGTGGTTTGCCAAAAAAGCATTTGGTCCAGCCTGGAATGTGGTACAGGTGAAGATCGAAAATGCGGAATCGGAACCCGCTCAGGAAGCTTTTGATAAATCATACCCAGAAGAGTATATGTTCGGTGACGATCAATAAAAAAAATTTGTTAACACTATATAAAGATGTCTCTTACAAAGCGTATGAACAATATCCCCTATGGTCGCATGTTGTTCGCTGTTGTTTTGGGTGTCACTATTATCGTGCTCCTGAAAACCTACGGTAAAACTTCCACCTACGCCGTGAACGAAAAATCGTACGCCCCTATCGGCGCATCTGAGGAAGTCGGCGCATCCCCTCAGGGTATGCTCCCTACTTCGGCTGAATCTAACTGTGAAATGAAGGCTGGAACGGGGTTGGCGTCTTCGCTGCTCCCCCGTGAGGTTGCCTCCCAGGAGGAGTTTGGCGAGTTCGCCCCCGAAGATGTTCTCGCCGGTCAGAATTTCCTCGAACCCCGCGGTCAGATTGGCATCCCCGAAACCACCGGTGGTGCTCTCCGCAACGCCAACCAATCTATCCGCGCCGAGCCTCCTAACACTAAGGAAGCTTTCATGTGGAACAACTCTACCATCAGCACAGATAGCATGCAGCGCCCCCTTGTTTAAAGGACTTAAAGGTAATTACCATAATTAAAACACATGTCTAGCGTAACTGCAGACGATCTCACAACCAGCGTCTCTAAACTAGTTGAACTTAACCAGCAGATTAAAGAAGCCAGATCAGATATTAAAATCCTTTCACAGGCAGAAAAGGCACTTAAGTTACACATCAAAAAATTAATGATAGATAACGGCCTCGACGTAATCAATACCAAAACTGGTAAAATCACAGTCAAGAAAAACATCAGGAAAGTCGGTCTAAACAAAGACACAATCAGAGAAGGACTAAGCGTATTTTTCGAAGGAAACGATACACAGGCGGAAAACGTATTACAGGTCATACTCGAAACGTTACCAACAAAGGAAACATCAACTATATCTATTACAAGCACAAAACCCAAAAAAAACTGAATAATGGTTTGGTGTCAGTATGTGTACGAAGCGACGACGGGGAATGATGTAGAAGTTGACAGCGATGGTGAATTTATTGAAGACGAATACGAGCAGACGATAGAAGATTGGGAAGTCCAATACTCAGACGAATTACACATGATGTGGAACAAGATTGACACCTTCTTGTATGACGCGCACATCACGCATTCGGGGCAGTTTTGCGACTTTGTTGAATTCTGTTACAAAGAGCACGACCCACTCCAGGAAAGAGTAACTTGGGAAGACGAAGAACAACATGTATGGTATGAAGAACGAGTGGCTTATATTTGGAAACATGTCAGGCGTACTGTGAATGATAACGGTCTCCATGAAGAAATGATGAGGGGGGCTGCTTTTAACGATTTCTTGGATTTTGTTAAAAATTATATGTGCATATACTAAATGCTCCCCCTTATCGCTTCTCAGAAAGTGGCGATCCCCTCCATGTTGTTCCTCGCACTCAGCCCAGGTATGCTGGTGAGAACGAACGGTATGAAGTTCTCTGTCGGTAAGGTTGGTACGGATCGCGTTTCGGTCCTCTTCCACGGTCTCGTGTTCTTTCTGGCTTACTCCATGATCGCGAAGGCTATGGGACTTGTTCTCACACAGAACGATTTACTCGTGACGACTACGCTATTCATGGCGCTCAGCCCCGGTATGCTGCTCACAATCCCCCCGGGTAAATTCATGTCGGGTGAGACGTCCCAGGTGGCTATCTTGACACACACCGTCGTCTACGCGCTTGTCTTCGCTCTTTTGCGAAAGCAATTTCCTAAGTTCTATTAAGTGACAGAATGGAATACCTTGTTATAGGTCCCTCGTCTATGGGTTTGTTTGGGTTCATAGGATCTTTGAAACGCCACGAAGAAAAATTAAAAAATATAAAAGAAATTTCGGGCTCATCAGCCGGTGCCGTATTGGGTGCATGTTTAGCACTTGAGATACCACTTGATAATGTACTTGACAAGTTCATGAAAGTAGATATAGAAAATTTAGCAAAATATAAACTAAGAATGTTCTTCAGGAACTATGGTCTCGTAGACATGGATCCGGTCCGGGGTGCAATTGTCGATATTTTCGGGCATGACGTAAAGTTCGGGGAGTTGAAGAAAAAGTTGCACGTATCTGTTTACAATTTAAACAGGGGGTGTACAGAATACTTTTCGAGTGATACACACCCAGATATGCACGTCGTAGATGCAGTTTATATGAGTATGTCGATACCGTTTATAGCGTGTACCGTGCCGTATAATGGTAATATATACCTCGACGGTGGTACTAAAGAAGATATCCCATTGACGCCGTTTTTTGGAAAACCTTATCATAAGGTGCTTTCTTTCAAACTTAGATTAAGGGATCAATATATTAATAAAATAAGCTCGTTTCATGAGTTTATTAGTGCGTTATTAGAACGTGCGTTGAGTTTGCGGGGAGAGATAGATACATCTAGATTATGTAAGACAATATTAGTGTCAACAGGTGAACATAACTTATTCAAATTTGATATGTCCCACGACGATAAGTTACGTATGTTCTTTCTAGGATATAACGACTAACAACCCAATTGCTATATTTATTTTATCTAGATATAACAAGATGGATGTGTGTGATCCAGATGCCAAGACAAAAAATATCAGGAAACTGATAAAACTCCACACGGGCAAAACCATAAAGATCTCGAGAGATAAGGTGTGTGACATTATGAAAGATGTTGATCGTGGGAAATTACCACTCCCACCTTTAGTGCTTACACGGGATAAACGTTACCTATTAGACCCCAAGTCTCCACTCACATGGAAAGATTTTGAAACTTTATTCAAATCCAGCGTAACTTCGAAAGTTGTTAAGAGACTGGCGAAAAAGGTTGGTTTGATTGAGACTGACAAGACTATATCAGATTTAAAACGTGCCATAGGTCGGAAGTTGATGAGTATGAACATCCGCGAACCTGTTTTATTACCAGGGTCCCATGTATATCCGAAGGTGAAGAGTAAAGAGTTCCGAAATGAGGAAACACCCGTTCAAATCGATGAGAACCGGAACCGTGGTGAGAACCGGGACGAAAACCGGAACCGTGGTGAGAACCGGGACGAAAACCGGAACCGTGGTGAGAACCGGGACGAAAACCGGAACCGTGGTGAGAACCGGGACGAAAACCGGAACCGTGGTGAGAACCGAAACAAGAACCGGGCTGAGAACCGGAACCGTGTCAATAACACGTCTAATTCAAAATTACAAAATACGTTAGCGCGTAAGCGTCACATGGATCGCATGAAACAAATGTCTAAAGGTGGTATATATACTGTACCTGACGGTAGTTCTAAACTTAACAGTATCACTGCTAATAGGCGGAAACTTAACATGAACGTAAAGATGGAGAATCTGAAACTCAATACTAACCGCCGTGTGCAAGAACAGAAACGTAATTTCAATAGACGTTCTTCCGAAAAACAGGTGATCGAGGAGCGTCGCAAGAGACGTGAAGCCTTGATAATTGAGACCAAAGTACGAAACGGGAGACGCGCGGAAATTAACGCAAAAAATCGAGCTAGAAGAGCAGAGGCGGCAACAAATCGCGAGTACGAAAACAAGAAACGTGCTCAGTTGAAAGCGAATATAAATTCACAGCGTGTGAAGAGTTTAGAAAAAAATTACACTAACCTCAAAACTAAGACGACGAATACTCTAAACAAATATACCCTTCGCAAAAAGCTGGCGGATACGCAAATGAGTAATTCATCGTCGAAGGTGAGGGCACTCGATAAGAAGCTGAAATACGAGTTAGACCGTGCAGATATAGAACGCGAAATGGGTAAGAAACTTCAATCAGATTTAAACGCGGTGGCGTTAAAAGTTGAGAAGAGTGAGCAGCGGGTCAGGGAAATAGAAGAAGAACGAGGTGAGCTGAATACCAGAATAAAGGACTTACAGTCGCGGTTAGAGACACAAGCTAAAAATGGAACTGTAGTTGAAGCTGAGCGACTGACTAAAGAACTGAATGAAGCTAAGGTTAAAATCGAGAAATTAACGAGTGAAGTATCTACACTGACAAATAGCACGAACATGGCGGTTGCGAGTGCTACGAAAGATTTGAATACAAAGCTCGCACTGGCAGTTAAGAATAAGAACAACGCCGTTATAGCTTCAAATGCTGTGAAGAAAAAAGCTGCATTATCTGAGGCTAAGTATAAAGCGGCTAGATCTGAAATGAATTTAAAAAATGAAGAGAAAACTCACCGAGAACTTAATTCTAAATTGAGAAAGCGGGTCAAATTGAATGGGTTATTAACGAATATAGGCGTGACGAATAAAACCGTGTTAATGAATGAATATAATTCTGCTATCAAAAATGGTAAAGATCCAAATGAAACTATTGATAAGATAGTCAAAGAAGCCCGCTTATTGAACAAAGAAACTGCACGCACATCGGCTGCACTAGCTGCGACCGCGGTAGCAAAAATTTCGATGCAAAGTGAGTTAAACGATATCAGGACACAAAAGGAGGAGGCTCTCGCGAAAGCTGCGACTGAAAAGAACGCGGCTGTTGCGGAAGCAAGAAACGCCGCACGAACAGCTGCCATGGCAGAAACAGCTACAGAGAAGGCTGCAGCCGAACAAAAACTAAAGAATGCTCAAGCCAAAATTAACGCGGCAAATGCGAATAAGGCACAGGCTCTCGCGAATGCTAAAACTGAGCGAAACACTGCTCTCAAGCGAGCTATGAATAATAAGCAAAAGGCTGTTAACGGTTTAAGAGCTAATCGAAATCTCAAGCTACAGAATAAGAATGCAGCACTCATGGCTGCAGCTCGTAACGCAAACGCCGCAAAAAAAGAGTTAAACGCGATCCGTGAGCAAAAGGAAGCTGCTATTGCGAACGCCGCGAAACAAAAGAATGCCGCTGTTAAGTCCGCTAACAATGCTCGTAAAGCACTTGTAGCGGGTAGATTTCAATCTGCCGCTGGTAAGGCTGTAGCCGAACAAAAACTAAAGAATGCTCAAGCCAAAATTAACGCAGCAAACGCGAATAAGGCGCAAGCCCTCGC